TTAATGATGCAAGTGGTTGACCCTCCAGGGTTTGACCACCCAGTAACAATCTTAACTTGTTGCGGCAATTTGCTTCTCCTCTAAAAGTCTTTCATAAAGGTCTATGCGTAAGTGGATATGCTTGTTGATGTCGTACCTTTCGTCAACAACCTTCTTAAGATTCTGTCCCATCTCCTTTACAAGTTGCTTTTCCTTACTAAGTTTGCTCAAGACTCTTACCCATTCCTTTTTATCGTTCTCTTCAGGAATGAGATAGCCAGTCTCATAGTTCTTGATAACCTCTTCATAGCAACCGACATTAGTGCATACAAGAGGAACTCCATAACGACCACACTCCATCAACTTGATCTCTGATTTAGAATCGTTGAAGTCGTTCATCTGAAGAGGGGCTATAGCAATGTCTAAGTCCTTGTACAAGAAGCCATACATATTTGGCGGTAGGGCGTGTACCCATGTAACATTAGGGTGTTTTGCTCCTGTCAAGAAGTTTCTTTCATATTCGTCCCAAACCTCTTGCTCCCAGTTACGGCTACCGTCAGGAGTTTTGGGAGGTCTTCCCATAAATATCCAGTGGTTCTTCTTCGTTCCTACAGTCCTGTTAACACCCGCTATAACGCCTCTGAACTGTTGAACATCGACCCTGTGGTGGATGCCTCCAGCCCAGCCTATGCGTGTTACCTTAGCCTCAGTCTTTGGAGCGTTCCAGCAATCAAGGTTGAAGTCTATGGCGTTCTTGATGACGGCTAATGTGCCTGTGCAGTACTGAGAGATGCGGTGAGCGAACTTATTCTGAGTAACGGAAACTAAGTCTGCCATGTTGTACAGATGCTGTGTTAACTCCGATAACTTCTGATCTATGTATACTTGAAAAAGCTTATGCTCTGGATACAGATTCGTTAGTAGATCGTCTGTGTCGTAGTGAAGAAACTTTCCTTGCTCCTTTACATAACGCATAAAAGAATAAGTGTAAGGACCACCGAACTGATGAATATTCTGAGTGAATACGACATCAGCCCACTCAATATCAGACAGGTTAGGTTCTTGTTTTGGTTGTCTCGTTGTTTCATCCCAATCAAGTGGGTTGTAGTTGAATCGAACTTCAACACGGTCAGGGTATAGTTCCTGCAACTTTTCTGCTGGCATAATTACGCGGTAGTATGCACAGCCACCTTTGTTAGCGGGGCAAGCTAGAATCTTTAGTTTCTTCTTCTTCTCCGTTTCGTATGAGACTTTAACCATAAAAATAGGGTACTTCTAATTAAAGAAGTACCCGTAGAAAAATTCAAAAGTTTATGCTAGTTTACATATAATCACCTAGATCATCATCAAGAATGCTAGACTCACTATCAAAACTTTCGGCTGCATCTGGACTCATAGCAGTCTTTGGGAAAATGGTCTCTTCCAGACTGTCAGCCATCGTCTTAAGTTCATCATACTCCTTCAGCTTCACTAGACCATGAATGTCGTGGAGTGAATCCATCCATTCACGGATCTCTGCATCACTTCCCGCAGGGGTGTTGCGTGGCTTTGGCTTAGACTTGTCGTAGTTGGGGAAGTTACCCATCGAGGTGGACTTCATCTCTTTGGTGATCTTGAAGTCGAAACCTTCTTGTAGATCGGTAATATCTCCGTAGTCTTCGTCAAAGATAGTATCCATGAACTTGGTGAATAGACCTTTGCCGACTGACAGGATCTTTACATCACCGCTCTTTCGATCAATAGCGTTTACATAGTAACGCTCACCAGCGCGAATGCTTCGTGCAAACTGGATGAAAGGCTTGGCTTCTGGGTTATCACGACCGATGGTCTTGATGTGATCCCAAACCTTGAAATATAGATCACAGATCGGACACTTCTCATCCTTCTTGCGTGGGCAGTGGATGTTCTTGTCTTGGATACGGTGAATAGCAGTCTCAGCGTAGAAGAGGTCTCGGTCAGAATCCTGTGCGGGTAGGATGCGTACCTCGGTCTCTCCCATTTCAAGCTGCATGAACTTCTTTAGGAAGTCATCGTTGCTCTTATCGCCGGAGTTGTTGCCCTGTAGTTGGGCATACTTCTTTCGTAGTTGGTCTTGGATGTTCATGTTATTCGGTTAGTAGTTTGTTTTCTGCTCGTTGATTTGCTGAGATTTGAATCAGCATATCTTTTTGGTTTTGCATTCCGATGGAAAGGGACTTAATCAAGTTAGCTTTGTACTTAGCTTCCACAAGCTCAATCTTTCTGGTTTGAACTTCAGGATCGTTTTCAGCCTTTGCTTCAACGGCTTTGTCCGTAGCTCGCGTACCGCTTGAAATGATTTGCGTTCTCCCTTCATCTCTTGCCTTATTAAAAGCGTTTTCTAAGTATAGCTCTGACTCACCGACTTGCTTCTGTGCATAGGCGTTGAGTGCCATAATAAAAGTGCAGTTCGCGCTGTGATTTAGGATCTTTTCCTGGATATTGTGGGAATCAACCACAATAAATTCTTGGTAAAACTGATCTACAAGAGCGTTGATATTCTTATAGATCTCAGGTATCTTAGTTAGTTTCATCGTAAAAAGTCTCGTTAAGGTACTCTATGAGGTCGGGGTTTTGTAAGTAAAGTTGTGTAAATCCAGATGACATCAACGATGTCAGGTACTCGTTAGTAGGTTCAAACATATCGGTAGAACCTCCCATACCAGCATACTCCAACACAATATGACAGACTTCGTGCAGCAAAGTTTGAGCAATATTTATCTCAGCGATAGGCTTGCCTTCAGATTTCGTTGCAATCGTGATTTGATTTTTTGCGAAGTCTACATATCCCCATGAGTCCCAAGACTTGTAGGGGTCTGGAGTATACCTAACGGTAAACTTTAGTCCTGCATAGTTGATTACATCTGGTCTGTTCATTGGTTTGATGGGGGTGCTTGCTTCATAACGAGTACATCATACTGGAACTCGATTCTGAAGGTGTCTCCTGGTCTACCGTTTCGGTTCTTCATAACATGGACTCTGCCTTCTCCTCCATCTCGCTCTTCTGCGTTCTGGTTAAGTGAGATTACAAAGTCGCAGGTACGAATCTTTCCGTAAGAGTCTGCGAGTTCTGTGTCCTTAATGATGTCCACGGACTTACCTTGTCGGTTGGTCTGAGTTGCCGTCCATACTGCTAGGTCGTTCTCTACCGCCAAACCTCTTAGTTCTTGGGCGAGCATCTCTTGAGACTTGTACTCAGGCACAGACGAATCCGTACTCATGATCTCAAGGTAGTCCACGATCAAGATGTCAGGCTCAAACTCAGAGAAGTTCTTTAATTGGTTTAGATAAGCACGAAGGGCATTAACCGTGCAACGCTTAGTTGGAAACTCCTTGATCACCAGCTTACCGAAGTTAGGATACTTCTTGCGTACAACACCGAGTCTCCTCTTTACTTCCTCTCTGTCAGTTCTGATTCTGCTTTGAGGAACCTTCGTAATAATGGAGTCAAGTCTTTGGGATACTCTATCCTCAGACATCTCAAGAGAGATGTAAAGAACATTTCTACCTTCCGCCATTGCTACCGCTGCTTGGTTGACAAGGTAAAGAGACTTACCTACTCCGGGAGGAGCAACAACCATAGCGAGTTCTTTCTTAGAGATACCTCCTTCAAGAACCTTTTCGTTCATGTATGGGAACGGGGTCTTGAAGGTAACTCTGTGTGAATCGTCGGTCAGCCTATCATAGCGAGCGTCAATATCATCAAAGTACGATTGCCCGATGTCGATGCTACGACCGACATTCATTGCCTCACGAAGCATAGTCGGGATGCTATCAACCTTGCCATCCTTAAGAAGATCTACAGACTCTACCAAAGCACCAGCTACTGCTTGGTGTTGTGCGAAGTCTTCAACCTTCTCCAGTAAGTAATCACGGTTGTTGAGAGAAGAAACATCAACCGAGTTTACGCTCTCAAGTTCGGTCTTGTACTCACTGATATGTTCTATCTTTTTTACTTTCTTTTTGCACTCCTCAATGATGAAGTCATCGTTAGGAAGCTGCTTGTACTTCTCATAGTGATCGGTTATAGATTGAAAAATATTCTGATGCGATAGTGCATCAAAATAAGAAGGTTTCATCAGAGGAAGCACCTGCAAGAAAAAGTCCTTGTCGGACTTGCACAAGTAGATGATTCCTCTTTGAATCGAATCTTCAAAACGATAGGTTGACATTATTCTCCTGTTGACCCAAAGCCGCCTTCACCTCTTTCGGTTGGGTACGCCTTATTAAAGACATCCCAGAGGCTTTTAGTCATAAATGTTGGAGTAACAGAAGTGTCTGGCTGGAACATTAATTGTGCAATTCTTGATCCAGGTAGGATATACATGGTTTCAGATCCTACATTAGAAAGTAGAACGCAAATCTCTCCCCTGTAATCTGTGTCGATAAGTCCAGGTGAGTTTGGAATGAAGATTCCTTTTTTGCCCATTGAACTTCTAGGCAGAACCAATCCATACTCTCCTTTGCCGAACCCACAGTATACACCCGTAGGAATTTTTACTGTTTCTCCTTTCTCTATTGTTGCATTTATTTTTGATCTTAGGTCCCAAGCGTTAGCTTCTGGACTTCCTTTGTAGATCTTACAACCGTCTTCACAAAATACATTAACCATCGTGTCTTTTTCCTGTAAATCTTTTATCGTTTTCGGACATAACCTTGGAGGTTTCCAAGGCTACTTTTTTTCCTGCTTTCATTCTTTCGTTAGCTGTTTTCTTTGAAACTCTTTTTAGTCTTCCTTGTTTTGCTAAATGTTCTTTGTTCATCGTATACTTGGCGTAAGGAGAAGCACCTCCTTCCCCACCTGTATCGACTTGCTTTCTTGTGTTTTCAACTTCGGTTTCTATCCATTTTCTTTCGTATTCCTTCCTGTCCTCTATGTTAAGTTTAGTTCCTGAACCTTCTCCCTGAACAGTATGCCATATCTGTATCTGGGGAGTATAGTCAGAACGACTGCCACAGTTTGGGCAGGACTTATAATGAGGAATCTTTGCGGGAGGTTCTTCTAAGTCAAGTTCAAAGTATTCAATTTCACATTCGTTGTTTTCACATTCAAATGTAAACTCTGTAAACTCTTCTGTGTTAGTGTCCCCCGCGAAGATTCCTTTCTTCTTTTTCTCCACAGGTTCACCACAGTCTTTACAAAAGTATTCTAGCTTTTGGATACTCTTGTTGAACACTCCTTTCTTACTGTGATGAATGCAACCCATTATAGTTCACACGCTCCTGTAGCACAATCGTCTCTCGACTCTGTGACGAACTCTACCTTCTCTTCGTGAATAATCTTATCCAAGTCTACATCATGTTGGCTGATAATTTCCAGAGGTTCGTTGCCTCTGGAGCCAGCTTTGTAGAAGGTAAATCCTTTCATCTCACGGGCATACTCAAGAAGAGTTTCTTTCACATCTTCGGTGACTTCAAAGTCCTTTGATAGGTTGCAAGTCTTTGATACGGCTGAATCAATACGGGATTGAATGACAGCTTGCATCTTGATATGCTCCTCAGGGCTTACATCATAAGCACCTACAATGTGTGAGAGATCTTTTCCTCGCAAGAAAGCGTCCTTGAACAAAGGATCTACTACGACCGTTTCATTCCAAACGCCATCAGTACCCGTTCTCCAGCGTCTGCGATAGATTGGAGCAAAGATAGGCTCAATACCAGTAGATACCCCAAGGACCATACTAATAGTGCCAGTAGGAGCAACAGTGAGAATGACACCGTTACGAAGACCGTATCTACGAATATCATAACGGATTCTAGAGGGGAGTGTCTTAAAGTATTTTTCTTGCTTGAGTTTGTGCCAGTCATATGCCTCATAAGATCCTTTATCTCTTGCTAAGTACATAGATGCTTTGTAAGCCTCGTTACGAATGGTATCAAACAGACGCTCCGTAAACTCTACGCAACTTTCACTGCCGTACCTGTATCCAGCTTTGATAAGCATATAGTGGAAGCCAGTAACACCTAGACCGATACGACGAGTTCTCATACCAGCTTCTCGGCATTCTGGGATTGGGAAATGGTTTACGGTGAGAATGTTATCAAGGAAGCGAACACCAGTACGGACTGTTCTCGCAAGGCGTTTCCAATCAATAATGCCATCATCGCTGACCATGTTCGCAAGATTAATATGACCCAAGCAACAGTTACCATAAGCTGGGAGAACTTCTTCGCCGCAGGGATTAGTGCTTGGCATATACTCTGCATAAGAGACATTGGTGTATTCATTAGCAAAATCGATGTTAAAGATTCCTGGTTCGCCGCATTCAATAGCGTTGGTAACTAGCATATCCCATACGGTCTTTGCCATAAGGGGATCATGCACAGCGTTATCAAAAGTATCATCAAAGCTCTTTAGGTGATGGATTTTTGCACGATTCAAGGCGTCTTCTTCTGACTTAGCCACGACATGAATCTTTTCCATTTCACCGCTTGAAGTTCGCTCTACAGAATAGCGGTAATACTTCTGGTGTCTACCTCCGAAAGTAAAGTGCCATTCTTCGTCGTTTTCAACAGCTTCGATAAAGCGGTTGGTGATGGCTACTGAGATGTTAAAGTTGGTAAGCTCTCCACGGTCTAGCTTGACCTCTAGGAACTCAAGGAGGTCTGGGTGACCAACATTGAGAATCGCCATGAGAGCGGTTCTACGGTTCTTACCAGCGCGGACATGGTTTCCGATCTCATTGACCATACGCATTACAGAAATAGATCCTGGTGCGCTATTGGGAATGTTTGAGATGTCATCGCCCTTGGGACGAATCTTTGAGAAGTTGAAACCGATACCGCCACCACCGCAGGAGATCTTGTACATATCCGCGATGGTCTTTGAAATGCTGTCAACGCTGTCCTCTGGATCTAGAACATAGCAGTTAAGTAGGTTCTGCTTTGGTCTTCCCGATCCAAATAGAATCCTGCCTCCAGGGCAGAAGTCTCCCGAGTTAATAGCGTCAAAAAACTTCTTCTCTGTGTTTGCTACATCTTCGGGTTGTTCAGCGATAGCCGCTGATTTTGAAACCCGTCTGGCTAACTCCTTCCACTTGGTCTCACCGGGGAAGGCATACTTGTCCCGAAAAATAGTTTCGCTTAATGAGTTCTCTTTAATTTCCATCTTCTTGTTCTAGTACTGCTCTAATGTCCTCTTCAATGATTAGGTGATACTCCTCTCCTCCAAATTTCAACGGCTCTCCGTCGTATTCTCCAAAAATAACATAGTCGCCTTCTGAAATATTATCCGAAACATCGTGTCCTTTAGAGATTACAACCCCTTCGTTAACTTTCTTTCCTGCGGAGCTTGGAGGCAGGATGATACCTCCTGCTGATTCCTTGGGCATCTCCTTTTGGAAGATGAGAAGACGGTCTTTATAAGGTCTAATATTGATAGGTTTGGTCATTTATCTACGGCTATATGAGGTTATTTTGTTCTTTTTTATGACATCTAAAACTTCCGCATCATCCTCTACCAAGGATAGTAAATACTCATCGTGGGTGATCAAAAAGAGTTTCTTCTCTTTTGTGATCTCTTCGATAAGCTCATGGAGTCCCTTCATCCCCACCTCGTCTAGAGAATCAGCGACTTCATCAAAGAAGATTAGATTGGATCTTTCTTTTCCAGAAAGTACTAAAAGATCGTTAAGGGCTAGAGTTACGGCTAGAGATATCCTCTTCTTCTCTCCTCCAGAAAGTGAGTCGAAGAAACACTCAGTACCGTTATTGTAAAGTTGTTCCTCTAGAGTCTCGTTGAACTCTACGGTGAACACCCCTTTGGTGATCGTACTAAGATAAAAGTTCGCCCTGTCATTAAAAAACGACAATATGTTCTGGATAACGAATTTTACCATGCCAGATTCCGAGAAGGCTTGTTCCCAGAACCGCATAATTTCATAATCTTTGTTATGGTCAGCCAGATCTTTTCCGTATTTTAAAGCATCTTTCTTCTTTGATTTCTTGTCATCGTTGAGCAACGAGATCTTGTTGCTGCTGTCTTTGATTTGTTCAGCAACATCTAGTTCTCTATCGGAGATAGGAATCGAGATATCGTCTATCTGCTTCTTAAGAGATTCGATATCTTTACTTAATTTCTTTTTCTTTTCAGAGTTTTCTTTGACCGCATTAAACAAGTTTGAGATTGTTAGCTCTGTATCAGATGACTGCTTTCCACAATGCTCGCACTTGAAGTCTTCCAAAGCATCGATGCGAGCTTTGTTGTAAACTATCTCCTTGTTCAAGGACTGTAAATCTAGCTCTAGTTTGTGTAGCTGTTGCTCCTTCTGAGTTTTGACTTTTTCAAGTTCTCTTATCTCAGACATAGAATGCTTTCTTAGAAAGGACTTCTGATCCTTAGTCATCAGCTTGTTATAGTCCTCTCTGTATTTACGGAGAGTCTTTAGCTTATCCGAGATCTCAGTAATCCTTCCGTTGGTTTCGGACAGCAACGCAGTTTTGACTTTTTTGTCTGCTGTGTATTGCGACTTGAGCTTTTTAATCGCAGTCCTGTGTGCAAACAGTTCTTGCATATTCAGAAAGCTTTGTAGGATATCTCTCTTCTCTTCCGGGGTTGCTGTAAGAAAGCTCATGCTGTTCTCTTGTCCGAACACCATAGAAGCTAGGAAGATGTTGATATTCGTGTTGAGCAGAGACTCAAGACGCTTCTGTGTAGACGCTATGGAGTCCTGGATCTCCGTTACTCCGTTGATGTGGAGTTTCAGTTGAGGCGGACTTTTGACTCTTTCGATAACTATGTTATCGTTGATGGTCAGCTTTACGCTACACTTACCTTTCGTGTTAAAGTTCTTTAGGCTTTTTGCAGAAGTCTTACGGAGGGTCTTTCCGAACAGTGCAAACACAACCGCTTCGATGATAGTGCTTTTACCAGCACCGTTAGATGACTCTGGCTTTACATCTTTGTTCCTGCCTTTAACAAGAACTAGATTGCTTAGTTTATCGAAGTCGATTGTAGCCTTTTGGACCGAAAGAAAGTTTTCTATTTCTACTCTATTAATCTTCATAGGATCGAACTTTATTCAAGCCGTCTAGCAACTCAGATCTGCTAAAGATAGAATCGCTTTCGGTGATGTACTTGTCGATAAGGTCATCGTCAATAGTTGTAATCCTCGCATGAGGGACGTGACCAGAACCAAACTTTGGTAGGATGTCTTCAAAGACAATCTCCAGTTGGTTAATATCGTACTTAGAAAAGATATTGTTCTTGAGTTCCTCTTCTACACCACCGTCCATGTGGTCTAGCTTGAGTCTCAGTAAACTATAAAAGTTCTTGAAGTTGAACTTCTTAGATAGCTGTGGCAACTCTTCAAGGTGGCATTGGAAGTGTTTGATGCCGAACTCAATAGGAGTTCTGTTCACCTTCATACCAGACTTATCGATCACGATATCGTGACAGTAAAGAGTTCTGTTTGCTTCTCCAAAGCAGGTCGTATACTGTGTACCAAGGAGGTAGATGTTTTCATTATAAACCTTTGGAACATGGATGTGTCCTAGGAATGCGAACCCGTCTTTGTTGGGTCTGACATGAGACTTCTTGATATACGAGTCATAAGCATAAGCTCCGTTTGACACGCAACCGTCAAAGCCAAAGTGACCAAAGACATTAGCCTTCTCAGAGCTTGCCTCTTTGAGATACTCGATCAGCTTCTCATCGTCTTCAAAGTGAGGGATGATGTGAAAGTCTTGCCCTGCAATATGGACACGCTCTCTGTCTACACAGATCTGAGCCTTGTCCCTAAACAAGGACAGGGTTGTTTCGGTGCTATCTCCCTTTCTTACGGTATCGTGGTTACCTCTGTTAATGATAATCTCCGAGCATTTAAAACCGTCCAGAAGAGTCTGAAAAGCTAGAAGCTCCTGTCCTTTGGGGTTTCTCTTGTGGAAGATATCCCCGTTTATAATTACAATGTCGGTAGGCTTACTGTTTACTAGCCTAGTTAGGGTATCTATCTGAGCTTCCAGATAGCCATGATAGTAATCACACCTTATATGCAGGTCAGTAAGAACGACTATTCGCTTTTGTCTGGACATATTCGCTGAGTTCTTGGGCATTGGTTAGGTTTCCTTTTTCATCGAAATGGGCTTCCTTTACGTCTCCGAAAGAAGAGCCGATCTCTACATCCACAGCCATAGGGACTGCAAAGTCGATGTCATACAACTTCTTAAATATTGAGGTGTCCGACAAGGAAGACCTCATAATTTCAGCAGCCTCAGAAATTTTCTCATGAGGGATTTGTGCTTCGATGGAGTCGTGTACGGTAGCCAAAATCTCTAGACCAATCTTTCGTGATCGTGCATACAGAGAAAGGATACCGTGAAGCATGACATCTGAAGCACTGCTCTGGATGATGAAGTTGATGCCTTGTCGTATAGCCTGATGCTTCAACTTGTTGTTTGGGGAGTCCACATTAGGAAGGTGTCTACGGCGACCAAAGATTGATTCCGAATACTTCTTCTCACGAATGCTTGCAGCCGTGGCTTCCATCCAGAACTTAATGCCGGGGTAAGCTTTGAAGAACTTGAAGAAAACATCCTTTGCTTCCTC